GGAGCGACATGAACACACCCTACGGCTGGAACGTATGCCTCCCCTGGCAAGGCGACCCCGCGCAACTATGGAAAACGCAGCAGTCGCTTGAGTTGCTACAGCCTGACCGCTGGATGGACTACTACTGCGCTGAGCCTGTTCAGTGGCCGGGGTACGTCCCGACTGTGCGAAGTTGGCATCTTGACGGCGTTGTAGCGCCAGCCGTCATAGAGCGCTTGCGCAATCACCCCGATGGCGAAACATGGATACTGTTCAACGAGGGCCACGTCAGCGACCAAGACGACATCTCTCCGGCCCACGCTCGCGACCTGGCGCTAAAATTCATCAACCTGGCACGCGCTCTTGACGTTGACATGAACTGGTGTAGCGCCAATGCCTCGATCAACTTTCCAGCCCAGTACGCTGGCGGGCTTAGTGGTCAATCATGGTGGCGCGAGTTCCTGCGGCTACTGCGGCGGGCCGGCATAGGCTCGCCGTCCATGCACGGCGTGCACCTCTACCACAGCACCGACCGGGCCATGTTACAGGCAACCTGGCGCACACTGACCAACGAATGGCGCCGGGCGTGGATCGGCGACAAGCCGGTCGTCATCACCGAGGTCTGCGCTGAGAACCAGCCTTTTGACCAGCAGGCAGAGGTTATGGATGAGTGCTTGCGGCTCCTGGAAATCGGCCGCGAGCAAGGGCCGGCCGGGCGCGATGGCGTGATGGGCGTGTTCTGGTTCGCAGCCTGGGACTACGGACTATGGCGCAATTGTGCGTTGTGCGAAGTAGACCCGGACAAGGCCAAGACGATGCGGCTTACCCCGCTGGGCGCGCACTGGAAGGAGCTACAGTCTCTACTATGAACTACGCAGGCTTTGACATCTACGCGCACAGCAAGGCCACTGCGCGCTTCGGTAGGCATGTTGACGCCCGCAGCCTTGTGCCGTCTACCGTGGCGCTCGACTGCCCGTTCTGCGGCAAGCCGACCACCACGAACGAGGGCCGCATCTCACAGCATATCGAGCGGTGCGGCTTCACCCTATGCCCAGGCGGCGGCGTGCAACCGTACATTGCTGCTGAGCGGGCTGCTACGTTGACGGCAGATTATCGACTGCCGTGTGAGGGGGGTATGGATGAGTGACGTAACATGGACGCCAACAACAATTCCGCTGCGCAGCCTCACGCCCTGGGAGCGCAACCCGAAGCGCATCTCCAAGACGCACGCGGCGCGGCTGCTTGACCTGTGGGAGCGGCTAGGCCAATTCCAGACCATCGCCATTGGCCCGGCTGGCGAGGTGTATGACGGCCACCAGCGGCTATCCGTGCTGAAGGCTGCGCACGGCGGCAAGTACGAGGTGCAGGCGCTGCAATCGTCGCGGGCGCTGACAGAAAAGGAGCGCGAGGAGTTGACGGTTGCCGCGCACGTTGGCACTACAGGCCAGTTTAACTGGGAAGACCTGTCCGGCTGGGACGCGGGCGACCTGCAATCGTGGGGCTTTGACACAGAGACGCTCACCAATTGGCAGACGGACATTGGCGCGCTGAGGACGATGCTAGACGCAGAGCAAGCGCCAACGGGCGACGACCCAGGGGCGCAGGTGGACAAGGCGGCGGAGTTGCAAGCCAAGTGGGGCACGGCCACGGGGCAACTGTGGCAGCTTGGCGAGCATCGGCTGATCTGTGGGGATTGCACGGATCGCGAGGTGGTGGCGCGGGTGATGGGCGGGGAGAAGGCGGGGATGGTGTTTACCGATCCGCCGTATGGAATGAACTTGGATACTGACTACACCAAAATGCCAAACGACCTTGTAAAACCGCGTAAGTATTCGTCGGTTATCGGTGACGACAAGCCGTTTGACTTTGCAAGTTTTCAGTGGTTGGAATGTCAAGAACAGTTCTGGTGGGGTGCAGATTATTATTGCCAAGCCCTCCCACTGGGCGGCTCTTGGTTCGTTTGGGATAAACGAGTAGAGAGTAATGACGCGTCTATCGGTTCTGGTTTTGAACTTTGCTGGAGCAAGACGCCACACAAAAGACGACTATTGCGCTACAACTGGAGCGGGTATACAGCGCACGATCCCGGCGAAACGCGTAACCATCCGACGCAGAAACCCATTGCGTTGTTCGGTGAATTGCTGAGTGAGTATTCCGATCCTGGCTCCGTCGTCTACGATCCCTTCCTCGGCAGCGGTACGACAATGGTAGCAGCGCACAGGCTAGGCAGGCGCTGTTTTGGTATCGAGGTAGACCCTGGTTATTGCGCTGTCACTTTGGAGAGGATGAGCGGGCTGGGTGTTACGCCCGCTCTTGTCGAATAGCCAACGGGCGTATACGTCCATCTTGACGTGACACGGACGGCAAAGCGTAACGAGATTGTCCAGTGAGTTGGCATCGTTTGGATTGTCGAAAAGGCGCACAGGTTTCTTGTGATGAACTTCGAGAGTATAGGCGATTTCGCTTTGATGAACTCCGCACCCCTGGCAGGTGTGGCCGTCTCGCTTGCGGGCTTGGCGGTTTTGCTTGTTCCAATCCTTGCCATAGTAGGGTTGCCAACCGCCGCGCCAGCTTGGGCTTTGTTCACCCGTAACGTGTTCAGACTGCCATTGTCCCATGCAGTGACGGCTGCAAAAGTTGTGTCCGTTTACCTGGGCATTTCGGCGGCGGAACTCCTGGCCGCACCATTCACAGTTGAGCAGCTTACTACCCCAGCCAAGCAGAACTTGGCGACATTCAAGCGAGCAAGCAAGCTGTTTTCCTGGCTTCACCCTGTAGGGTTTGACAATGAACTGCTTTCCGCACACTGGACAAGTCAACTCAGGCGCGATTGTGTTGGCTTTGCGGTAGGACTTTTGGCAGTCATAAGAGCAAAACCAAAGCCCCGTCGTGTTACGGGCAATCTGGTAATCTTCCCGTTCTATCGCCTTGCCACAGCGAGAGCATTGCAATGAGTGTTTCATACGGACATTGTACCACAGGACTGGTAATAACACAAGACTTCATCGCCTGCGAGCGGCTGGGGCGGCGGTGCCGGGCCGTGGAGATCGAGCCTTCGTACATCGCGGTCTGTTTGGAGCGGTGGCACGTGATAACGGGCAAGACGCCGGTGCTGGTGGACGGTAACGACAATGGCAAGTAGAACCGGACGCACGCCAGCCGTGATAGATTGGGACACCGTGGGCAAGCTGCTGGAGGCTGATTGCAAGACGGTGGACATTGCGCGGCAGCTTGGCATATCCGAGGACACGCTAACCCGCAGATGCAAGCGTGATCTAGACGTGCCTTTTGCGGTGTTTTCCCAACAAAAGAAGATGCTCGGCGACAACCTGCTGCGTGCCAAGCAATACCAGACGGCCATGAGCGGCAACGTCACTATGCAGATTTGGCTTGGCAAGCAACGGCTGGGCCAGACTGACAAGCTAGAGCATCAAGGCCAGGGCGGCGGGCCGGTGCTACTGCGTGTTGAATATGTCAACAAACGCACTGACAATAACACTACCGATACCGCATGAGCATCAAGCCCGGTTCATGGACAGCGCAGCCAAGCGCAAGGTTATCAGGGCCGGGCGGCGCGGCGGTAAAACCGTGGGCATGAGCATCTTTGCCGTGGAGCGTTTTCTTGCGGGCCATCGGGTGCTGTACGCAGCGCCAACGGCTGAGCAGCTAGACACGTTTTGGCGCAACGTCAAGGCGGCGTTGAAAGAGCCGATTGACGCAGGTGTCTTTCACAAAGACGAGACGTTGCACTATATCGAGTTGGAAGGTACAGAACAGCGCATACGGGCAAAGACAGCATGGAACGCCGATACTTTACGTGGTGACTACTGCGACGTTTTGATCTTGGACGAATGGCAATTGATGAACGAGGAAGCATGGGATAGAGTAGGCGCGCCGATGCTGCTTGACAATGACGGCGATGCTGTTTTTATCTACACCCCTCCAAGCCTGCAATCTCGCAGCGTGAGCAAGGCGCGAGACCCGCAACACGCAGCGAAGTTGTTCAAGCGGGCGGCGGCTAACACGTCCGGGCGCTGGGCGACGTTCCACTTCAAGAGCGTTGACAACCCGTACATTTCCACGGCTGCGCTGTCTGAGATTGCTACCGACATGACGGCGCTTGCTTACCGCCAAGAGATCATGGCCGAGGACGTAGACGAAGCGCCCGGCGCACTGTGGACAAGAGCGGCCATCGAGGCGGGCCGTGTGTTGAAAGCGCCCGACTGCGAACAGGTAGTGGTTGGCGTTGACCCGACTGCTACCAGCACAGGCGACGAGGCGGGCATTGTGACGGCTGGGCGCAACGGTGATCAATTCTACATACTGGCCGATGACAGCACACAGGGCAGTCCTGAGCAATGGGCGCGGGCCGCTGTGACTGCGTATCACCGCCATAGTGCAGACGCCATCATAGCCGAAGGCAACAACGGCGGTGAGATGGTTGCTTCTGTCATTGCGCAGGTTGACAGCGCTGTGCCTGTGCGGCTGGTTCACGCAAGCCGTGGTAAAATGACAAGGGCCGAGCCTATCGCCGTCATCTATGAGCAAGGGCGCGGCCACCACGTTGGCAGCTTCCCGGCGCTTGAGGACGAGCAATGCTTGTGGGTTCCTGGCGACCCGTCACCAAACCGTATGGACGCGCTCGTTTGGGCCGCAACGCAGATCATGCTACGCGGCGGCGGGCCAATCCAACAAGGTACACTTCCCGCCAAACTGCGGGACTGGTCAGGGCTAAACGCATGACAACACTGAGGACAAGGCTAATGGCAGCAATCAAATCGTTCTGGAACCCGACACTGGCCGGCAGCGCCTACGCGGCCAATAGGCTACAACGCTACGACATGGCTTGGGGCTTCTACTCCAACACGGTCTACGACAACTTGGCGGCGTACCTGGCTGCGACGTACCCCAGCGGCTCGCAGCTCTACCGCTACACCAAGGGACTTCGCAACCCGGTGCCGGCGTGGTGCGAGTTTTACGTGACGAACACGTGGGGCGGCGTGCTGGACTTGGACGCCGGCGACGGCAAAGAGACGCCAAGCGCCTTGCCTATCCTGACGGACAACGACGCACTGAGACCGGCTATCGCGAAGCTGTGGCAATGGAGCAACTTGAACAGCAAGCGCAACCTGGCAACGCTCTACAGCGCCTCGATGGGCGATGCGTTCATCGTCGTGGTGGACAGTCCATCGGCGGGCAAAGCCTACATGCAAGTACGCAGGCCCAGCGAGTTCACTGACTTGGAGTGGGACGACTTCGGCCACGTCAAGCAGGCGACGATGGAGTACAAAGCGGAGGACGAGCGGGGCGTTGCCTACACCTATAAGCAGGTGATTGAGCATCCTGCGGTGTGGGGCGGGCCTACGACACGGTACAGCACGTACAAGGACAATCGGCCGTTCGCCTATCCTGAGAACGTGCAAGACGGTCAAGCCACCTGGCAATGGCAGGTTCCGTATGATTTTGTGCCAGTGGTGCATATCCCGTTCAAGGACATCGGCGAGGGCTGGGGCGCGCTGGGCTATGCTGCGACGTTGCACAAGATCGACGCGGCCAACGCTCTGGCCTCGTTGCTCCATGCGCAGGTGGGGAAGACGGTAAACCCGGCCTACGTGGCCTACGGCGTGCAGGCTGGCAACGTCACTGTGGACAGCACGCAGCAGGACGAAATCCCGATCCTGTACATCAACAAGCCGCCGAGCGAAGCGAAGTTGGAGCCGTTGGTCTCGGAGATCGACCTACCGGGTGCCCTGGCGCTGTTGGACAGCCAGCTAGCCGACATTGCGCGAGACCTGCCAGAACTGCGCATGTCCGAGGCGATGCGCAGCGGGCTAAGTGGTGAGGCGCTGGGCCGTGCGTTCAGCGACGTAGCCGCGCGGGTGGAAGCGGTACGCGCCAACCACGATAGCGGGCTTGTGCGGGCGCAGCAGATGGCAATTGCCATTGCCGGCGCAAGCGGCTATGATCCGGCGTTTCGTGGCTTTGATCTCAACAGCTACCGGGCGGGTCGGCTAGATCATGGAATTGGCGACAGGCCGATCTTGCCCACGTCCAACGCGGAGGAAGTGGACACGGCGGGCAAGCAGTGGGTACAGGTCACGCAGGCTGTCAGTGCTGGCGTGCCAATCGAGACGGCGCTTGAAAAGATCATGGGCTGGGAGGATGAAGACATGGCCGCGATGGCAGCGCAGCAGCAGGCGGGTTTCTTGGTGGGGAATGAGCAAT